ACAGCGTCAGTTTCGTCAACCATTTGACGGTCTCTCCGTGAGATAGGGCGGTTCACACCGCTCCGGTTTACGCGCTTCTCAAGAGCGCGAATTACTTGATGCGTTTGGAGGCATATTCTTCCAAAATGTTAAGTCCATTTTCGAGTGTTTGCAGCGCGGAGGCCAATAAAATGGCTTCGTGCCGTTCAAGCGTGGTGCTCACAGAAGTTTGCTCTCCGCTCTCCTGATAAATGACATTAAATATTATCAGGCCCTCGCTCAGATTGGCTGAAATACGGCAGTGAATATCATCGCTGCAGTTTTCCTCCAGTTCAATTTCAAATTCCATGGTTTTACGTCTCCATATGACGAGGTGGCGCGCTTCATGAGCGCGAATTTGTTATGTGCGCAACGTGCGCAACTATGCTGCTTTTGAAGCCCTGATATGAGGACGATTGGCCTTGACGCGCTTGTCACGCTCTCTGCGTGTTACGTGTCGAATAGCATCATTGGTCAGCAATTTTTCCGTAGGTATAAAAGGAATTGTGACGACATAAGCGCCCCATTCATCTTTCATATTCAGCGATACAAACCAGCCATCGTCATCACGCAACAGGTCAACCCTGATGCTGTTGCGTGAGGCATAATCAGATGCAGTGTCTGCAAACAATTGCAAAGAGTTCTGGTCTGTCATCTAGCGTCCTTTCCAAGACGAAAAGGCCCGCAACACCATTGTTGCAAGCTGCGCATTTCTGCGAAAAGTGTGTGTTTACTGTCCGTTCATCCCGGCGTTCACGCCCATTTCAAAGGCAGTCTTTTCGGTCTCAACTTCAGTCTGATCTATGTCAGCGCCGATCTGTTCAATCTTCGCGCCGGTCAACTGTGTTTCTGCCCGCGTCTTGCCGGTCTTGGCCTGCAAGTCGGCAATCTTGGCTTCCAACTCAGCGAATTGCAGGCGCTGTGCTGCCTCTGCCATCGGGTCAGGCGGGGGCTGTTGTGGCTGGCCTGCATTCGGGTCATTCGGGTCTTGTTCCTGCAACTCCGGCGGCAGACTTTTACGCATACGATCGGCAATCTTGTCCGCGCCGTTGAAGTCCAGATTGTCGAAGTAAATGTCACCGATCAACTGCATGAGGTTCGGATCTGATTGCAGCAGCATACCAAGCTGTTCTTTCGCTTCTTCACGGCTGGTTGAGTAACTTGGCCCTGTCTTGACGCGCACATCAAAGCGGCCCGCTGACAGGTCATTGATGATGATTTCCTGTCCGTTATCAGACATGACAACCTTGTTGATAGGAACAAATTCCTGTTGTTCGTCTGACGACATGGTGCGGATAACGCGCTCGCTGTCATAGATTTTAGGAATCAGGTCAATGAGGATCTGGCCGGTTCTGCGTATCGCCTGATTGAAGTTGTCGATAAACACATATGAGCCAACGTCACCCTCACGCTGGCGCGCCGTGATTGCCCTGCCTGACGTTTCGTTGCCTTGCTGTCCGAGCGATGATGCATAAATACCAGTGGTATTCATCAAGTCATCTTGCGCAACCTGAGCCTCTTGCCACATGGCAGTTGGTGGCGCTGCTGGCTGGTTGCGCTGCGGTGGCGCTTGCCCTTCAGTGTGGCCGTAAACCAGATACGGCAGGTTGTCCGTATTTGCCCGGTTCCAGAAATTCTCATAGCCCTTTACCTGATCTGCCGTCAACAACCAGGGTGCCTTTGGCGCAAGGGCAATGGATTCAGCCGCATGTGAACGCCAGTAATTGTAAAGCTGCTGCGGTGCCTTCGCGTCGCGGATCAGCGACTTGCGAATGACCTCGCCATTCATGGACATTTCCGATCCCATGACGGGAACAATCGGGATATGCTTGCCAGCCCAATCCTGCTTTTCTTCAATTATCTCATTGCCATTGACAACATACCGGCAGACTTTGTGTGACTTGGCCTTGCGCTCTCGCACGATACCGAGCATTGGAATGATTGACTTGTCTATTTCATCGAGCCTGATCGTCTGGCCGTCCTGCGTCATGCCGAGCAGAATATCAATCGGTTCCTTCACCCAATATTCAGCAATGCGCACAAAGTCACCATCAACCCAGTCAGCATAAACCTGCTCACTGCTCACACCGCTGTCAAAGCTGGTAATGCTTGCATCTGGATAGCGAGCCTTGAAATCGCGTTCCATGACCATCTCAGTCACAAAGCAGTGCATGGCGTCGGCGCGGTCAATCTCGTTGGCGTTGCCGTCCCAGACCACTGCAAGCGGGTCCAAAATGCGCTTGATAAAGATGTCCTGATCAAATGCGCTATCGTCGGCATAGTCAGTCACAATGCGCCAATGGCCAATGCCTGCCGTAATTGCGCACTCAGCGGCATGGGAGTAGACCGACTGGCCGCCTGATTGATACTCAATCTGCCTGATTGCACCCTCGAATATGTCAGACAGTTGCGGGTCAGTCTGATCGTCAACCGGATAACATTCGATTGCTGGCTGGCTTTGGCGTATGTCTCCTGAAACCTGGCGGATGAACTTTGGTATCTGGTTGATCGTGATGATAGGCCGACCCTTGGCCTTGCGATCCGCAACCACGGCTGACGGCCATTGATAATCACCGCCACGGGAAAACCGCAGGTCTTCCAACGCCTCATCGCGGTTTGTCTCGTCGGCATCCCAATCAGCGGTGAACTGATCGAGAATGTCTGTTATGTCTTTTGCCATGAATTATGGCTCCATCTATGGGTAAGCGGCGCAATCACTGCGCTGCTGTGTGCTGTTGGCTAAGCAGCCATCCAGCCGTCGCCCGACATCATCGGAGGTGACAGGCCAATCTTGGTATCTATCTTTCGTGCATCGCCGCGCGTCAGGCCGGGGAACAATTCGGTAATTGCCCAGACCAAAGCATCGCCACGGTTCGGTGAACCAATGCCCTGATAGCCAGTGGTTGTGAAACTCATCAACTCGTCTTCAAGCTCAGGGAAATAGCCAACGTGCTTGACCTTCCCTTGCTCGTACAGCGCCGAAATAGGCTCAGCACGGACAACCTTGCCGCGTGATGCTTTCACCGCCTTGTAGGGCGTGTTAGCGCGTGATGTCAGTATCGTGTGCTTGACCATTGCGCCGCCGAAGTTGTCTTCACCAACAATAATATCAGCATCGTGCCGGTCAAAGGCAGACGTTGCTACATTGCCCCATGTTGCCGGTCCTGCCTTCAATGTCAGGTCTTCCAGCACGTAAGCAACGCCATCTGTGCCAAGCGCCGCGACCACAACGCCGATTGCATCATGGTCAGGATTGTCATCATCAGCGCCAGACGGATCAACCGCAATCACAATGCGCTGATAGTCTGGCAGTTTGTCACCGTCGATAATCCTGTTGCGGTCCAGCGTCAGGCTTGACCAAAGCGAGTTCTCATTCGCCGGTATGAACTCACCAGACAGAAACCGCTTTCGATCCCGTTCCGGCAAGCCTTCAAGCTCCTGCATATAGGCTTCTGGCAGATTATCCACGTTGTGAAGCGGGTTGATCTGCATTGACGCGAAGTTGTCAGGGTGAGGCAATCCCGATCTGCTCTCAGGGTCAATGTGCTTTATGAATAGCGAATATGTCCAGTGCGATTGATTTGGCGGATTGCAGTCATAGAACATCTTGAGCGATAAACCGGCGTCTTGTGCCAATCGAGTAACAGCCATTTTACGCGCTGACCAAGGAATCTGCGAACACTCATTGAGGTAGATGGTCGAATACTCATTCCCTAGAATTTTCTCAGTGCGCTCTTTGTCATCCAGCCCCCCAATATAAAGCCTGCTTTCGTTCTCGAACTCCAGATACCAGTCTGTTTTGTCCAACTTGGTGCGCGAGCGAAGGCCAGGCCAACATAAGTCCATGACCTTCGGTATTGTGTCCTGCATAAGTGATGTCTTAGCGTGATTGAAACGAAACCGCATTGCAGTGTGTCTTGACTGCGGTGCCTTCAACGCTCTTGTGATGATCTGGCGTATCGTCAGAAACGTCTTGCCTGAGCGTGATCCGCCAAACAACATGCAGTGAGTTGCCGGGCCATTGAGAAGCAATCTGGCTTCCTTTTGGCGCGGTGTTAGCTCAAGCGTCTTTGTCATCAGCGTCAAACATCAGTTTCAAATCGCCAGTGTGCTTCACTTCCTGCTTGTCACCGTAAATTTTCGGCAACGCCTTGGAAAGCAACCACTTGCGAGTGTCAAGCCTCAACCTTGACCGTTGGACATGCTCGCCGTTCAGGACGTAATTGGCCTTGCCTTCGTCGTCTAATCGCTCCATCCAATCGTTTTGGCCATCGTCTGCAACCTCAAGCAATTCATCGGCCATAATGTGATAGCCAACCTCTCTTGCTCTTGCGTATTGGTCAGCGAAACCTTCCCTGTCGTCTTTCACCCATCCCAAAACAGTGCTGTGTCCAATGTCCACTGTTCTGCAAACTTCACGCAGCGTCATGCCTTGGAACAGGCCTTCGCATACCTTGGAGGCCAATTCTGTTGTGTATGATGACGTTTCACCGGATGGCATCACTTATCGCCTTTGATCAAGTCTGCAAGACCGCCCTTGACTGGTGGACATGAAGGCTTGCTGTAAATGTCATTGATAACGGCATCAAGCGCACGGCTGATAATGGCATTAGCCAGTTGCCTTTTAATTGCTTCGTCGTTCATCACAAATCCCCCGCGAATTGCGTGTCTGCAACTGACAGTGTGCCTTCTTCCGAGTAATCAAGTGCGCCTTCGGTATCCCAGCGATAATGCAGGTTTCCTGCCTTGGTTGGCGTGATTGTCACTGAGTATGTACCTGTTGCTGATCTTGTTGGCGTTAGTGTGGTGACAGAACCCTTTCGGCCAATGCGCCATTTGAACGTGATTGCACTGGCGTCAGTTGCAGCGCCGCTTACGGTAACAACGGTCTGGAGTGTTACTGTTGATCCTGGGTATATGCGTTGTGCTGTCATATGAATGCGCTCCAGGTAGTGGTCATTGAAACAGTGTTGCTTGCTGTTCTGGTCATTGACGCGGCTATCGTGTTGCTTGGTGTCATGCGGGCGGCGATTGTTGCGGAACTTGTCAGGTCAGGACACAAGCCCGCGATATTCTGGCCTGTGAGCGTGTAATAGCCCGTGTCTGCTGCCATCACGAATATAGACGGCAGTGTTATGTCTTGTCCGTTTAGTGTGTAGCTGCCTTGGTCTGCCGTGAGCGGTAGATGGGTTGCCGAAAATGATGTGGCCTGGCCTGACAGCGTGTAACTGCCTTGTGCGGCTGTCAGAAGTCTTGACGCAATCAGTCCGGTTTCTTGCCCGCTATATGTGAAACTGCCTTGCCCTGCTGCAATCTGCCTTGATGCAATCAGGCTTGCCGTCTGGCCGGTGTACGTGTATGCGCCCTGATCTGCTGTGAGCAGCCTGGTGAGGCTTAGTGTTGTGGCCTGGCCTGATAGTGTGAATGAGCCTTGGTCTGCCGTGAGCGGTAGTCTGCTTGCGATCAGTCCAGCCGTCTGGCCGTTTAGTGCGAATGCCCCATAATCGACAGCTATGCTATATGCGCCAAGTTCCGCTGCTTGAAACGCTGCAATCGGTGTGCTTGCAATTGGGCCAAATGCGGTCATGTTATGCCTGTGTCAAATATGCCTGCCATGCGTCACCTTTATGTGTGTAATCGCTAATCAAGCAGGCTGGAATACGGCTA